GAAACAGGTATTGTGCTGCATCGTGGACGTGGGAAAACATATTCTTGTCAGGTTTATCTGCAAACCGTTCACCAGAAACCTCCATGCGCTTGTAGGCATATCCACCCTCAAAGCCTTTAATGAGCTGCTGACAGCGCCGATCTATTAACATCGCTGGCTTCCCTTCTACCATCTTGGTCAGCTGGGAGGAGACAGCCTCAAGTCGAAGGTCAACAGAGTTGGAAGGCGCTGGGAACGCCCTCAAGCCAGCTCCGCGCATGATGTGAAAGGGAGTTGACTCATCAGTTTGCGCGCGGAAATCACCCGATGGATCGCCAAATATAATGACTTCACCAGCGGCGGCGAACCTAGTCGCCAATTCTTCTCGTAGAACTTCAGAGAATCTAACGATCCCCATGTCGATAGCTACGATCTCAGACTGAACAAACCATCTTCCGCGCACCTTCTGCCCTATAACAGCGGCAGGAGTTAGCCCAAAGTCCACGCCTACATACAGAGGCACGTTGGCCGCTATAGGTATTTCTTCCTTAGCGACATGAACTTCTGCTGCAAACATTGGATACACAGGCTTTCCTTCTTGGATATGGCCCAGTCTATTCATAACATACACATCAATCCAAGACTTAGTTTTACCCTGCACCAAATTAGGGTAATAGCTCTTCATCATGTTCTTCTGGTTCTCAGCGTCTTTGCTAGGAACGTAATCTTCTATTTCGCCTTCTTCCGATTTCTTTTCGACCATGCCAGGGGGCTGCGTAAAGAAATTCCAGTTATCTGGTTTGACCAGCATCTTAGCTTGCTCACGCGGTATATGATCTGGGATTGGTACTTCTCCGGACATAATCGGCCACCAGTGATCTTCTTCAGGGGCGTTGGTATCGGCAATGACGCCAGTCCAAGAAGGACCGCCATCACGCATAGAAGGATAACGACCCACACGCATAGTACAGGCATCAATAATACTCTTAGGTATTTCACGCGCTTCATTAATCCAAATACCAGTAAGCTCCAAAGATAGGAGTTTCTTGACATCTTCTGGGCGGTCGAGTGCAAGGAAGAGAACCTCAAGTTCAATGTCACCTTTTTTAATATTGTGGGTGTATGGGACAGACCAAGTAAACTTTCCCCAGTCAGACTCAGGAAACCAGTCAAGCCATGTCTTAATCGTGGTAGTTCTAAGCTGGGGGTTGGTGTTCCTTATGATCGCCCACCTACTCTTACGAGTTCCATCAGGAGATTTTTCTTGTTGTAAGGCGCGGCGGAATACTTCGACACAGCAAGCAACGGATTTGCCAGAGCCAACGGGGCCTCTTATGCCACGAAAGAAGGTATCATCCTTCATAAAGCCCTTGAGGACTTCACCGTCCGGCTTGTACTTAAAGTTGACCACTAGCGAAGACCTTTATCTACACCAAACTTAATCATACGCTCGACAACTTCGGGGCCAATGCTTTCAATCAGCTTGTCGCACTCAGCGTCAGTAATAAATGACTTGCCGTGCTTTGCTTCAACGTAAGCAAACTCAGTCTTTCTTACTATGCCGCGAAGAAGGGAAAGCTCCATTGGCTTTAGTGTACTAATAAAACTCATTTAGAAGCCTTTGCTCTCATGCGGCTGATCTTTTGAGACTCTGTGTCCAGCCTGTCTTCAACTGTACGCAGCTTCTTCTCAATTGATCTGTAATGAGGGTTGGCTTGGTTCAAGCTGTCACCAAGATCTGCCATCTTATTCGTGTACCAACGCAGAGACTTGTCCAGCAATGTTGCATTGGGCTTGTCCTTCATGCGTTCAATCCCGCTCTGCATAGAAATAAGCTGGCCTTCAAGCATCTTGTACTTCTTGAGCAGTGTCTTGTGCTTCTCACTCATGGTCTTACTTCCCTGTCTTGGCCTTGGCCTTCTTTTTCTTAGGCTTGGAGTAAGCCTCATTCACATCTGGTGTAGATGGATTATCCCCAGACAGCTTGCCATCGGACTTACGGGCTCGAACAGGCTCTTCGCCCTCGACTAAACGCCGTGATGTAGGCGTATGGGTCTTTCCGCTGTAGGTAACCCCCGCAAGAAAATGAGTATCGCCAGTGTAAAGCTCACCATCCGTTGTATAAAACGCCATCACTTGTACCCCTTCTTCAACAATGTCTTTTTAGCAACAGGCTTCTTTGCATATTCCTTAGCCGCTTTCATACCAGCTTTAGTATAGGCAAACTTCTTTCCTTTGACATTAGGCATTTCGATACTTCCTTGTCTTTTTTGCAATGGACTTAGGCTGAGAAACAAACTGTTTGCCCTTCTTCGTGCCTTCACGCTTGGCTTTGGTAGTAGCCGCGTACTCAGCAGCGGTCAGGGACTTGATGGCTTTCTCTGGAAGATAACGCTCACCAGTTTCTTTAGAAGGTTTGCCGCTCTTAGTGCGCCACTTCTGCTTGCCCCAATCTAGTAAAGACTTCTGTGACGCTTTCATCGGTAGCCTCCACCCTTAGCCTTATACTCTTTGGCAAGCATCTGGGCCTTTCGAGCAGACCACTGTCCGGGATTACCGCCCTTGCCACCAGCCTTAATGCGCTTGAACAATGTCTTCCGCATACCCGGCTTAGTATAATTCCCAGCCTCATTAACCCTAGACTCAGCCATTCTTCTTGGTCCTCTCGTAACGAGCAAGTAAGCTCTTACCCTTCTTTCTTGCGCTGGCTTTGGAAGACGCGCCCCATGCCTGAAGGCTAAGAAGAAGACGGGTGGGCCTACCCTTAGAGTCACGCTCTGGACCCTTCATATTACCCATACGAGAAAGAAACGATCCCTTCCTGCGCATCTCAGTAGGGCCAGAAGGGGCGCCCTTAACAGGAGCCTTCAACGTACCCTTCTTATAAGACGCACGGCCCTTCGCATTTAATCCACCCTTCGGGTTCTTACCTTCTTTCCTAGTCCAAGCCTCGGTCGCCATCTCAAACACCCTGTGACAAAAAAAATATTAGCAGCAGCATAGAGCCTTTTTTGCATATTGCTAGAGTGGGGGACCACTAGCTAGTAATACTGTCGGAGTTTTTAACCCCCTGTGCCATATATCAGGCTATCTACAACCAATTTACCTAGCCAAGATCTATTGACACTCTAATGTCACCAGCAACCTGAACCTGTGACCGGTCTATCGGCTTGTACCCAGCACGGTCCAGTAAATCCTTGCTAGCCTCTAGCTGAACGTACTCAGACTTAGCCCCCATAGCTAGCCGTCTCACTGTTCCTGCTGCCAAGGTAGCACTTAGCCCGAATTCCTCATTCATCCTCTGCATTAGATACTGTTGCACATGTGGTAGCTTCATCGTCTTGGTTGCAGTTACTCTTCCAGACTCGCCGCTACTATATCCAGCTAGCTCTGCGGCCTTAGCTATCGTACACCCATTTGCTACAATAGTGTCAACTAATGCTGTCTGTTTCTTAGTCAGCTTTCTTGTATTCGGAACATTAGTCATCCGTACTTTCTATCCTTTATCCTCATGCCTGCCCCCCTCTCCCTCTCTCCCCCCAACACAGCACTATTTCGTCAGGCTCTGTCAATATGTGACGTAGCGTCACTAACGTAAATAGGTATCATAGTACCTCGTTTAGCTGTTGACATGCTAAACATACTATAACCCACATCGAGTATAAGTATCGCCAATTTAGATAGGCATTGCCGCCGTTCTCCTTGTCAATTCACCCAACCTCTTGCCTTGCCCTGCGTGACAAGCTCCACAAAACATTCGCAACTACTTTCCATTTGTAGCTCTTAGCTATGTATGTGTGGCTGCTCTGTGCTTAGTCCAGCCTGTGTCTGGTGAGGAAAGCAGTTGCGAACGTCAAGCCCCAGCAAGCTGGGATTTGTGGGCATGTCTCTGGGTCTGCATCAAGAGGGTTGGCCTCTTGACTAACAGGAGAACTAGAAATGACTAAAGTATCTAAATTAGCTCAACTTAAACTAGAAGTTATCAACTATCATGCTACAGACAAGCCATCAGCTGACGGCCCAATCATCAATGATAAATTCCTTATCGGCTTAGGACGCGATGCTTGCTACACATCGAACAACAGTCTCGCCTTCAAGAAAAAGCAGATTGCTGATTCACTCGCAGAGTACGACATCGCTGTAGACGAGAAGAACACCTACGCTATGGAGCGGACAGAACGCTGGATCAATACACTTCTGCCCGAGCTAGAAGAGCTTCAAACTCGTCACGATGCAGACTGTGAAGTCTTCGCTGCACTGACAGGAGGTGAGGTCTGGACACCTAACAAGCGCCCTGCACCTAACAAAGCTGCCAAGCCAGCCAACTTCAGCAAGCTCAGAAACATGGTGGCGTAAGTCACCAACTGAGAGGAGCTTCGGCTCCTCTTAACTCTATCAACTCTATCAACAAGGGGGCTTCGACATGGGCGACCATGAGGACAAGCTAATCTTCATCATGTACCTCGCGGTTGTGGTAATTTCTGTAATAGGTTTCGTTGCGCTGGGCTAACCAAACCTATGAATGGATTCATTCCAAATGTTGCAGAAAGTGTCCGACCATATAATGTAATGGCTAAAGTTTAAATAAACTTTTGAGGAGAACACAATGGAACTAACAGCACATCGAGTAACCAACGTTACAGTTACAGAAACAATACATAATAGTTTTGCCGTCAAAGAAATCAGGTTCATTGATGGTAATGGCAACGTGGTAAACATCAAGCTGTTTAGCAACGACCGAACAGCACTCAACTTCATTCACAAAGATACAATAGACGCAAGGGAGAACGCGTTATGCTAGACTTTCAATCCAACAGCTACAACTTTCCAGTGGAAGAGCAGCCAGTCTTTACTCAAGACGGTGAGCTTATCCCAGATCACAAGTGCATTGTACGCACAGACACAGGCAAAACACTCGGCTTGCATGGGTCACGCTATCGAATGATACCGCACGATGATGTAGTCAACTCAATCCTTGACGGAGTTAAAGCAAGCAAGCTGACCAGTGACTATGAGGTCAACGTAGATGTAATCGAAGATGGCCGTAAGCTGAGAGGTGAGATCATCTTTCCTGATCTGGTGCAGCAGCCAGCAGTAGGTGACTACGTTCAGTTTCGTG